AACGATCAGATAGACGTTATTCCCGTTGCCAATCCTAATGCGGCAACCATGTCTCAAAGAATCATGCAGTATCAATCAGCGTTACAGTTAGCCTCACAAGCGCCACAGCTTTATGATCTCCCCGCTTTGCATCGTCAAATGCTAGAAGCGTTGGGCATTAGAGATCCAGAAAACCTCGTGCCAGACCAAGACGACTTTGCGCCTAAAGATCCAGTTACAGAAAATATGGATTTTATCAACAACGAGCCTGCCAAAGCGTTCCAATATCAAGACCATGAAGCGCACATTCGGGTGCATATGGCGGCAATGCAAGATCCCAAGATTATGGAGCTTATGGCACAAGCGCCTAATCAAGAGGCAATACAGGCGGCGGTAACAGCGCATATACAAGAGCACTTAGCATTCAAGTATCGAGAAGAGATACAGCGAGAGCTAGGTCTTGACCTTCCATCTATGGATACTCAGCTACCTCCAGAGATTGAGTCTAAGCTATCGTCTCTGGTAGCGCAGGCAGCAGAGCAGCTACTGCAAAAAGATCAAGCCGAAGCACAACAGCAACAGGCAGAAGAGCAGGCGGCAGATCCTATCTTACAGTTGAAGCAGCGTGAGCTACAGATAGAAGAGCAAGCGGCAGCAGCTAAAGCTCAGACTGACCAGCAGAGAGTTGAAGCGCAACAGCAGAAACTTGCGCTCGATGCTGAGAAAGCACAAATGCGAGATGAGCTAGAAAGACTGAAGATTCAAAAAGATTTAGCAATAGCACAAGAACGTATTGATAGTGCAGAAAGGTTGGCTCAAGCAGAAATGACTAAAGATGCTGTAACGGCAGGATTTGATCGTAATGAGAGACTACAGAAACAACGCCAAAATGATGCAGTACGTGGAGCTGACATAGGCAGGAAGATAGCGGAACAGATAACTAAGAATACATAATGTCAGGGTTTGTCGATCCTCAGTTCGTTGATCTGTTATTGCAGCGTTTAAACGACCTAGAAGATCATCAAAAGGAAGTTCTGATCTCAGGGTCAGTGGATGATATTGAAAGTTATAAGTTATTCAGGGGTCAGCTAGAAGGCATACGAATGGCAAAGCGAGAGATTACATATCTTGCTGAGAGGGTATTTGCCGAAGAAGATTAGCATCATCAGGATGCAATGGGTTCTACACTTCCCTTCAAGTGTTGCAGTGAGAAAGAAATGGCAGAGGTTGATTTAACCAAGATAGGTGTATCAGAAGAAGCGCCTGAAGAGGATAAGGCAAAACAGCTACCAGTACCAACAGGGTATCATATATTGATCGGGTTGCCTGAAATTTCAGAAACTACGGATGGGGGGATAATCAAAGCACAAAGCACTATATCCATCGAAGAAACAGCGTCCGTTGTGGGATTTGTTATTTCTATGGGGCCGGATTGCTATCAAGACAAAAAGCGGTTTCCTAATGGGCCGTGGTGCAAAGAAGGCGATTTCGTAATTATGCGAGCGTATAGCGGAACTCGTATTAGCATCCATGGCAAAGAGTTTCGCTTAATTAATGACGATACTGTAGAAGCTGTAGTAGACGATCCAAGAGGTATTAGCCGTGTCTGAGATAAATTTTCCTGAACCAAAAGAAGATATAGAAACTAGCTTTGATGCTGATGAAATAGAAATCATTGAAGTTGATGATCGCCCTGAAGAAGACCGTCGCCCAGTTAGAGAGGATGTTGAACCTTTTAATATAGATGAAGAGATTGACATTCAGGATGATCGTGTTAAAAAGCGTTTAAACAGACTTAAATATGAGTATCATCAGCAGCGTAGAGAAAAAGAAGCTGCACAAAGATTACGCGATGAGGCTGTTCAGTTTGCTCAGAATACTCAAAATGAAGTTCAGAGACTTCAGGGGTTAGTTGGGCAAAGTGAACAAGCGTTATTGCAAAGTGTACAAAGTCGCACTGAGGCCGAGTTAGCTTCACTACGGCAAGAATACGCAAAAGCCCATGAAGAGGGCGATACGCAAAAAATGGTGGAGGCGCAAGAGCAGCTTGCGCGTATCCAAGCAGATAGAGCTTATATAGATAATTATAAGTCTCAGATGCAACAGAATCAGCCAGAGCAACAGGCTCAGGCGAATGTGCCGGTGGAACAGCCACCGCAACAAGAGCAGCTAGATCCAAGATTACAGGATTGGCTTGCTCGTAATAGTTGGTTCGGAGCGCCCGGAAACGAGGCTCTAACCGGCTTTACTTACGGGCTTGATGAAATGCTGATAAAGCGAGGGGTGCAAAGAAATACCCCTGAGTATTTTTCAGCAGTAGATCAAGCACTTAGGGAGTCATTTCCCAGAGCTTTTGGTGTCGAGACGCAGCAGGCAGAAAGACAGCAAAGCAAAAGTTCTACTGTAGTAGCACCAGCGCAACGCGGTAGTAATGGGAAGCGTCAAGTTAAGCTAAATAGCAGCCAGCTTGCATTATGTAAAAGGTTGAAAATTACACCCGAACAATATGCAGCTCAAACAAGGATGTGACAATGACAGATAGCCGAGAACCAAGAGAGCTTGAAACTAGAAGCGAAACCGCTAGAGAAACGGCATGGACTCCTCCGACTCTTTTGCCAGACCCAGCGCCACAGCCCGGATGGGTGTTCCGATGGGTTAGGACTTCGATGGTAGGACAGTCAGATGCGACAAATGTATCTATGCGTTTTAGGGAAGGATGGGAGCCTGTAAGAATAGAGGATCATCCAGAGCTAGAAGTGATACCAGATCACGATACTAAGTTCCCCGGATGTGTAGAAATAGGCGGTCAGCTTTTGTGTAAGGCTCCACAAGAAGTTGCGGATGCTCGCCAGCGTCATTACGAAGGAATGGCAGCGCAACAAATGGAAAGTGTAGATCAATCATATATGCGGCAAAACGATCCAAGAATGCCGATGCTTCGACCAGATCGTACTACTCGTGTCAGCAAAAGTGGTTGGTAAAATTAACTTTTGATTTGTTAAGGAAATCATTATGGCTACTACAGCCGCTCCATTTGGAGCAAGACCTGTAAGCACGACGAGTGCTAGCGGTTCTTTTAATGGTAAAGTCCAGCATCTAAAGATCGCCAGCGGTTATGCGACTGCAATATTTAACGGCGACTTTGTAAAGATGGTTTCGGCTGGCACCATTGAAAAGGACACGGGAACGTCATCACTGACAACTATCGGTATTTTTATGGGTGTGAAATACACCGATCCTACTACCGGTCAGCTAACGTTCAATCAATATTACCCAGCGTCTACCGCTGCTGATGACATTATGGCTTATGTGTTGACTGACCCTGATGTGGTTTTTCTAATGCAGGCTGATGGTGCTATCGCGCAGACTGCTCTTGGATCTAACTTCGATGTTATCCAAACAGCAGGTACTACAAGTATCGGTAACAGCAAGAACGCTGTTGACGCTGACTCCACGGCAACAACCAACACTTTGCCACTAAGAATCTATGATTTTTACGATGGCCCAAGCAGCACTATTGGCGATGCATTCACCGATGCGCTGTTTATTTTTAATGTTGGTCATGCCTACCGAAACACTACTGGCGTATAGGGGTAACTAGGCAATGGCAATTTCAAGAGCGCAAATGCTAAAAGAACTCCTGCCGGGGCTTAACGCTCTGTTCGGTTTGGAGTATGCAAAGTACGAAGATGAACACACTCAAATCTATGAAACAGAGGCGAGTGATCGTTCATTTGAAGAAGAGGTGAAGCTAAGTGGCTTTGCTGCCGCACCCACTAAGGGTGAAGGTGAGGCGATAACCTTTGACTCTGCACAAGAGTCATTCACTGCTCGATATAATCACGAGACAGTGGCAATGGGTTTTGCCATAACCGAGGAAGCCATGGAAGACAATCTCTATGATTCTCTTTCTGCTAGATATACAAAAGCGCTTGCTCGCGCTATGGCGTATACCAAGCAAGTCAAATCTGCTTCTCCACTAAATAATGGATTCACTAACGCCTTCCAAAGCGGCGATGGTGTAAACCTATTTACCGCATCAGGTGATGGCGTAACCGGAGGTGATGGACACCCAACGGTTGGCGGCACTAAAAATGGCAATCGTCCGGTCACAGGTGCGGATCTGAATGAAACGTCTTTGGAGGCTTCAATTATCCAGATTGCTGGCTGGGTAGATGAGCGTGGTCTTTTGATCGCTGCTCGACCTCGCAAGCTAATTGTTCCACCTGCTTTGATGTTTGTAGCAACTAGGATTCTGCAAACAGAAGGCCGCGTCGGAACAGCGGATAATGACATCAACGCTATCTACACCAATGGCAGCATTCCAGAGGGTTACTCAGTAAATCACTATCTCACGGATACTAATGCGTGGTTCTTGATTACTGATGTACCTAACGGCATGAAGCACTTCGAACGTGCGGCGTTAGAAAACTCTATGGATGGAGACTTCGATACAGGTAACGTGCGCTATAAAGCGCGTGAGCGTTACTCGTTCGGCGTATCAGACCCATTGGGAATCTTCGGATCTCCCGGCTCTAGTTAGAGCGTTCAAGGACTACTCAGGTTATACTTGGGTAGTCCTTTTTTTTATCCCTGACAGAATGTTCCATGTGGAACAATCTGACACTAGCCACGACAGGAGATACTCATGGCGAATACTACCTTTAACGGCCCAGTCCGTTCAGAGAATGGTTTTACTGTTGTCTCTAAAAACAGCAGCACAGGCGCATTCACAACCTCTTTTACGCTTGATGGATCAGGAATGCAGATCGCTCCTGTTTCTCTGGCAGACGCTGCTTCTACTACCCTTACTGCTGCTACTAATGCAGGCCGCATTAATTTAGTAGGCGACAATAGCCAAGACAGCACCTATGTTTTACCAGCACCGACAGCAGGTATTTTTTATCGCTTTGTTTATGCAGGTGGAGCAGCAGATGCAACTGATGCGCTAATTATTACCCCC